ATCGTAGAGATGGTGATGGCTAACTGATCAGCGGTGAGGTCAAGACCAAAAGCAGAGGCGAGAGCCACCGCCACGGTGATGATGCCCCCAAGCAGCACCGGTTCGTTCTTCATGGTTTGCTTCCCCTGCATGATATTTTTGACGGCGCGTTTGACAGTACCGGCGACTTGCTGACGCGACTGGCGGTCAAGCTCTTGGCCTTCCAAGAAGTTCTCGACACTCCGGCCCACGACCCAGCCGACCACTTTGGTTTTCAGTTTGCCAATCATGACTGAGACATAACCACAAGGCACAGCACGAACCCATCGTCAGGCAAGCCAGCGGTCGATTGTCATCGGCTGGGAAGAAGAAAAGAAGAAGCAGCGGATGACAAGAGGCACGACCGGCCCGTGCTGTGGCTTCTGGTTAGGTCATGCAAACTCCTTGCCCTTCACACTGACCGCGCACCGGCAGTTCGGATGCGCCGGGGCAGTCACGAAACTCTTGCCACCATTGTCGGTAAAGGTTTTCCCAAACGGGACAGGCTTGTTCGCAGCCAGCGAGAGGCATTGCTTGCACGCGCCGAACCCGGCGACGAGCCATCGACGTTTCAAGAGACTGGTGTCCAGCTTTCCTGATTTCGCAGCCACGTTCCACAGCATGTCCTGTCCTGCCGACGCTGCGTAGGCCAACTCAGTTCGGGCAATGACCTTCGCACGCATCGCAATTCTCTGAGCGCGGAAGCTCTCCAGCTTGAGCAGCATGTTGGCCTTGGTCATGCCGGGAACCTTGTCAGCCACTTCCTTCAGCAGTCGGGTTTTGAGTTTTTGATATTCCCCATGCTGCGTTGAAGTCATGCCGATGTTCTGCTTCAGGCTATGCAAGACCAGCAGTTCATCTTCAATCAACGGCGCAGCCGTGCGTGGGGGAAAACCCTCATCGAGCGCGGTGCGAATTGCTGCCTTGATGCCATCCTTCGTCGTTGCTCCGATCATTCGCACTTGCTCTGCGCCAACCTCGTCCATCCATTTCACGGCCAGCGGATTGACCACGTTGAACCCGATCACATCAAGAGCTTGCGGTGCGTCTTGCTTTGCCACGATATCAGCCTGACGTTCGATAGACAGATTGACTTCGGCTGCTGCGGATTCTGCGCCGGTCATAAAGGCTTTCATCCATGTCTTCCTGAATGCATCTTCAACATCTCCCAGCCAGTCATCGAACTGCACGACGCGGTCAAAGTCTTCGACCGACCGCAGCAGATACAGATCATCATCGGACACACGGTCGCGCAAGCTGTTGAGCAGTCGCCTCGTCAAACGCACCACGCTGCCTTCTTGCGTTGCAAGCTGCTTCCATAAGGCTGGCAAGTCTTCATCCTGCTCCAGTCCTCCGTGCGCGTCTTCCTGCTTTGCCACGTTACTGCCTTTCAGCAGCAGCGTTTGCAGCGACTCCATTTCAATTTCAGCGACATCCGTATCGACATCCTCAATACTCCCCATCGGGGCTGGTGGCACGTTCGGCGTAGGCACGGGAATCATGTTCAAGGGCATCATGTGGACGTTGCCACTGTTGTCAGGCAACGGCTCCTGTCCCTGCAAGCCACGCCACTCGTTGACCGTTAACGCCCACGGTGCAGCCTTCGCGCTTTCGAGCATGTGTTCGCGGTCTTCCTGAATGGGCGATTCAAAGTCGAGGATCAAGCGGTCATCGTACTCAGGCACCAAGCGTTGTTGTAGTTGCGCTCTGAGGAACTCCATGCGAGGCGTGACCACCCAGCGACTAAATAAATAATCCGCACTGTCTATCGTGGAGCGATTACTGTTGGTCAGAATGCCGAGTAGCTCCGGTGGCACACCAAAGACCTGCACAATCGTGTCGCGTTCGTGCTGACGCAGTTCGACCATCTGCAATTCTTGAAGTGACTGATCCACTTGATGAACATTGATCTCGCGTCCCACGAAGAACGGCTTGGCTGCTTTCCAGAAGCCTTGATGCCCATCGAGCCAGCGTTCTTCCAGTCGGCGCACTTGGTCTTGCTGCAACCCGATATCGTGTGGGCCTTGCTGCTTGGGCCAGATGATCATATCGGGACGCGCTCGGTTGAAGAACAGTTGGCGCGTATGCTTCGCAGCATACTCATCCGTTTCCAATTCGTCAGACAGGGAGCGTGCCAACCCACTGCCTCGCCCGTAAGGGTTCGCCGGGTCGAGGTCAGCCATCCACAACATCTCGGTGTCAGGAATCTCGCCTTGCCAGCCACGGAAGCTGACGCGGTAGGCGCGTGAACTTGGGGTCGGGGTTGCCTGTACCCAGTCCGGTGGCACAGGCCAGAACTCAATCGGCGCACCGAAGTTGTTGCGCTGCTTAATCCAGAACGATTCGCCTACCAAATCCAAGTGCGTCTGCGTAAGACGAAAGAGGCTTTCCCCCGTCTGGAGCGAGTTCGCACGCGAGAGCGAGTCAAGCAGGAGATGGTCAGTAATCGGCACCACATCATTCACAGCCTTGCGAAGTAAGTTGCGCCGAGTCGCTCCGTCACCCGACCGTTGAATGATGCCAAGGTTGCGCGAGGTACCTGACGCTGGGGCATAGAGTCGCCACTGTGTTGAGGACGTTGCCACGGCAGTTGCAATGCGCTGGCTCACGGCGCGAAGCCACGGCATCGTGGAATAGGCTTGCAGGATACTGCTTGCGCCACGATACGGAGGCGCACCAGCATCCCCCGGCATCACGCCAGTCAACAAGCCATGCGCCTCTTTCAAACTGTCTTCCGAAAACAATCCCATCAAGGCTTTCGCAGCGAGTGACACACGGGAAGAAAAGTTCAGTGCTGGCATTGGATCACTATCGCAAAATTAGACGCACGACACAAGAGCGCATCTTCTAGGTTTTTTTCTCATCTACTAATAACGTCGCGGCCATGTCCAGACACGCCTCGCGGTCAAGCCCATCCCAGATCTGCCGATGGCGTGCAGCCTTGAGATACTTCCGCAGCAGGGTCTTCCGGTTGGGAATCGTCCGTCGATCCGACAACCTCGCATGGGCGTTCTGACAATGCGTGCCGAGTCCCACGATGAACGCAATCTCATCTTTGGTTATCCATGTCGCATCCGCGCCATGATCGTTCAGGCGCGTCAGCATCGACTTCCAGTTTGCGTCAACGAGAAAGCTCATACGCTACCACCGACTCAACGCCCCACCGCTGGCTGGAAACCACACGCCCTCATGCTCGACCGTATCCAAGACCACCTCGTTTGACTTGTCCGGTTCTGTGCCACCCCAAGCCTCCATCTCGTCTGAGCCGTACAGCACCAGCGCCGTCAATCCCCAGACCAGCGCATCCAATCGGTCGGGTGAGGTTTCCCCTACCACCCATGATGCGAGTTGGTCTTCCAGTTCCGCGAACAGCCCGACATGCTTCACCCGGCCTTGCGTATAGAGCGCCGAGATCGGTTCGGCGCGTGTCAGTTTGCCGCGACTCGCACGCACGGGCAGAAACGGCACCACCGAACTCTCGCGCTCCCCATCACGGTGCATCGACTTCGCGCATTCCTTCACCGTGAACCCGACCATGTCGCCACCGTTGTTGACCTCCCCGACAATCTGGTCAGCATGGAATTGATCATACAGTCTGACAGCTTGCCGCCCCCAGTCATCCGGTGCGCCATGCAGACTCCCATCCGCGAGAACATACGCCAGCCCATCCGTGCCACGCCCCACGACCACGATGCCAGCTTCCGAGGAATCATCCGATGCCGTCGCCGGGGGATCAATCGCCACCACGACGCGCAGCAAGTCTTCTGGGGGTTTGCTCACACGCTGTTGTTCCAGCAACGGGCGCGTCCACAGCGCACCGGGGCGGTCGGTAATCATCAACCCCTGTAATTCCTGCTGCCCCAGATATGTCCCTTCGTATCTTTTGATTAATCTCCCGAAAAATTTGTCACTGAGGTTCGTGCGGTTATCGTAAATCGTCCCGTGCGTCACATGCGTCGAGGGGTCATCCATCAATCGCTTCAACAGCGGAATCGGGCGCGGAGTCGTGGTCACCACAATTCTCGGATTCGGGGGAAGGCGCACGCCCATCACCAGCGTGTCCCATGTCTCCTGCGCTTTGTCATACTTCGCCAGTTCGTCAACCCATGCCGCGTGAAAGTTCGGCCCACGAAGGTCAGCCGGTTTTTCGCTGCTGTAGATTTTGGCCTGTGATCCGTTGGGCCAAGAAACCAAACGCTGGCTGGGTGTGTACTGGGGTGAGAAGCCGGGAGGTGAGCAGGATAGGACACCACTATCCCCCCCCACCATGACATCCCGACCGTCTGCCGGGATACGACAGATCATCGCCAGCTTGGTGTTCGGAGTCTTGGCTTGCTCGATCACCCACTGCGCGCCAGCCCGTGTCTTGCCAAAGCCTCGCCCGGTCATCAGTAACCACACGCCCCAGTCACCGTCAGGGGCTAGCTGGTTTGGTCTGGCCCAGAAGTCCCATTCGTAGCGCAGCAGTGCAGCCTCGGCTGGTGTCAGGTTCTCAAGTCCCTTACGGCCTTGTGCGTGCGTGGTCGCGAGTTCAGCCAGCGACTCAACTCGTAAGGAGCTTGCGCTTGTCTGGGGCAATGACTTCCTCAATCTGTTTGAGCTTGGCATGGAGTGAGGTGCGTGCGCTTTGCACTTCCTCGACGGACAGTGAACCACTGACGCTGACGTTCACGTTGTCGGCATACACGGCTGGACGTAAATGCTTCAGCAGAAAAATGGCAGCGAGTGTGTCCTTCTCCCTCGCACGCTTATGCAGTGAGGCTTCTAAGACATCAATGCCATCATCCTTGGCCTCAGTCCATGCCAGTGCAAACGTCGGGT